GCTGGACTTGAGTCTAATGGTTCTTACAATGCCACGCTTGTCAGGAGAGACTACACGAGAGTGTGGTTCTCTGGAGCATTCAGGTACCATCTGGCTGTAGGCGACGATGTGTTTTCACGCATCGAACGCACTAGTCAGATAGCTTCCAAATGGCTCGGCGCTAGGCTTGATGCTAACGCGTTTTGGCAAGCAATGCCATGGTCCTGGTTTATCGATTGGCTGTCGGACATTGGCGTTCTGATTCAGAACGGCAATGCCGCAGCTCTCGATGGCCAGGTGTTGCAATGGGGGTACTTGATGAACCATACGCTTATCACCAAGACCTTCACTACCGATTCCCAGATGATTTTTCGTCATCCGGAACGCGTAACGCGTACGATCGGTAACTTGTCAACCACTTTCGTTACTGAACGAAAGCAGCGTGTCAAGGCAACTCCTTATGGTTTCGGAATAAACCCCGATTCCTTTTCAGCTCAGCAATGGGCTATCCTTGGTGCCCTGGGACTTACCCGGGGTCCGAACAAGCTTTGGTAACTTGTCCGGTAGCGACTTTGTGAATCGCTATCACCTTTCATCACCAATCCGTATCGCCGTGAGGCGTAACATACAGAAAGAGTAATGCCATGGCATTTGCTGATCCTCAGACCCTCGGTTCCACTACGCTTCCGCGTACTGGATTCGGCCCTTCGTCCGGGACTTTCAAGTCTTCGGACGGCACGAAGTCGTTGACGATTTCGCATTCCTATGGGAAGCGTAATCGTCACATCTATCGTGTGGACGTCAGCAAGATTGCTGCCGATCCGTTCGTCGCTGGCCAGAACAACACCGTTTCGATGAGCGCTTATGTGCTCATCGATACCCCTAAGCAGGGTTATACGGCTGCTGAACAGGTCACCGTCGTCAACGAGCTCCTCGCGGCGCTCACGGCGGGTACGAACGCTCGCCTCACGCAGTTTGTGGGAGGCGAGAACTGAGGTGGAACGGATCTTCGATCTGTTCCTGGGCGGGGCGATTTGCCTTGCGGGTATCTCTGCTATCGGAGTCGTAGGAGTGTTTTTCACTCCTCGGTCTCCGCAACAGGACATCCTCAAAGCACTGAACCCTAAGTAATGCATGGCTATGGAAGCTACTACCCCCTTATGAAGGAGGAGGCTTGAAAAGCCTTACGTTACTCGCAGAACTGATCCTCAATGATCTTGGGGATCGAGTTGGCATAAGTACCCTTCTTGACAATAATACGGTCAAGAAGCGTGTTGAAGAAGAAGGTGATTCGTTTTTAACGATCACCATGGCAAAATTCTCGAAGGACTTCGAAAGAAGTCTCGACAGGAGTTTTGTCGATCACGACCTATTTAAAGGTTTTTCCTTTTTAGGCGGTCTCCCCCGTTTTCTCGGAGTTTTCT